CAACATCCCGCCCGCGCCGACGCTCAAGGAGGCCATGCTCTCGATGGTCCCCGTCAAGCACGACGAGGAGCGCGCGATCAAGATCAACGGGGCGGTGCAGTTCCGTCGCGGGCCGATGAAGCCCGACGAGATCGAGGCGCGCATCCAGGCGAAGAAGGAACGCGCCGAAGCGCTACTGAAGATCAGCGAGGTCGAGTGGACGCCCGAGCAGCGGAAGCTGGTCGAGGAGTACACCGCCGCGAACCCGCCCGACGCCGTCCCGACGCCGCCGGCCGCGCCCGCGAAGCCGACGAGCATCGCCGCCCTGCTGGCCTCGAAGACCGAGTAGCCGATGCAGGAGGTCGATGACCGCCTGATTCTGGAGGAATTCGAGCTGCGGCGGCGGCAGAAGGAAGCCGCCGCAGTCATCGTCTCGAAGCTCCTGGGCGAGTGCTTCGACCGGCAGAACGCGTTCATCGCGGATCCGTCGCGCAACAAGGCCGCGCTCTGCACGCGGCGCGCGGGCAAGACGGAGATGTGGCCGCGGTACTCCGTGAAGGTGGCGCTCGAGAACAGCCGATGCCTCATCCGCATCTGGGCGATCTCGCGCCTGCGCGCGAAGCAGCTCCTCTGGGAGCCGCTGAAGCTGCTCTGCGCGCGTCAGCAGATCAAGATCAAGCCGAACGAGACGGAGCTGACGATCAAGTTCGAGAACGGGTCGGAGATCCGTCTCCTCGGCGCCGACAAGGACAAGGAAGCCCAGAAGAAGCGCGGCGACAAGACGATCCTCGAGATCGTCCTCGAAGCGCAGATGTTCGGCCCATACCTCCAGAAACTCATCGAAGAGGTCGTCGAGCCGTGCACGATGGACTTGAAGGGCACGATCTGCCTCGAAGGCACGCCCGGTCCCATCCTCACCGGCTACTGGCACGCCGTCTCGGGCAACGAGAACGTGAAGAGCCGCTGGGTCAGCAAAGGCGTCACGATCAAAATCAAAGGCGAGAGCAAGCTCATCGGCGCCGGCTGGTCGATGCACCACTGGAGCGTGCTCGACAACCCGCACCTCCCGCACATGCGCGAGGAGCTGGCCGACCTCAAGCGGAAGCGCAACTGGACCGACGACAACCCGACGTACATCCGCGAGTGGCTGGGCCGCTGGGTGAACGACCTGGGCGCACTGTTCTACGCCTTCGACCCCGTGCGGAACGTTTTCGAGCACGTCGTGCCGTACGGGCATGGCTGGCAGCACGCGCTCGGGTGGGACCTCGGGGCGAAGGACGACATGGCGCTCGTCGTCTGGGCGTGGCACCCGAAACACCGCGAGCTGTTCGAGGCCTTCAGCTGGAAGAAGCCCGGCGCGAGCACCGAAGAGGTGATGAAGGAGATCCAGGACCTCGAAAGCCTGGGCTACAATTTCGTCGAGAAAGTCGCCGACACGCAGGGCGGCGGCAAGATGTACGTCGACGAGACGATGAAGCGCTTCCCCGGGCAGATCTTCAAGCCGGCGAAGAAGGGCGACAAACCCGCGCACGTCCGATTGCTGAACGAGGACCTGCGCGAGGGCTTCGTGAAGCTGCGGAAGGGCTCCGAGTACGCGGAGGAGATCGCAGCGCTCGCGCGCGACCTCGATTGGCCGCCGGAGGACAAGCCCGACGAGCTGCCGCGGGAGGATCCGCGGTGTCCAAACCACTGCTGCGACGCGGGGTTGTACTCCTACCGGGCGGCGTGGCACTATTTCCACGTCGAAGAGAAGCCGAAGCCGAAGATCGGGTCAGAAGAATGGCTCGCGGCGGAGGCGAAAAAGCTCGAGGACGAGGATTTGAACCAGAGCCCACCGAAAGACTGGTGGGACGTGACGGAGCACGCGGATTTCGATGAGTGATTTCAAGAAACTCGACGCTCTGATCGACCACCTTCGCGCGAAGGGCGTCACGGCGTTCAAGGGTCCGCTTCCCGACGGCGACGTGCCGGTCGAGCTGGTGCTTCTGCCGGTCGAACCGACGAAGGACGAGCCCGAACGGAAGAAGTCGGTGGAAGAGCGGCTCGAAGGAGTCCCGCGAGGTGCAGACGGCCTGACTGCTGAGCAGCAGGAAGAACTTTATGGGAGCGTCATCGACGCTCCGAAGGCCCGTCGATGACGATTGACCACACGAAGATGAAGAAGGGCAAGCCCCGCCGGCTCGACGCGAAGCAGGAAGCGCGCGAGGAGGCCGCGCGCGTCGGGCTCTGGTGGAAGTGCGACGGCTCGGAAGACCGCGCGAACGCCATGGTGAAGGCCGCCGACGCGCTGAAGGAGCAGCAGAGCGAGCGCTCGATGCTGAACCTGATGCACGCGCGCCTTTACGGCAACAACGACCTCTCGAGCTTCGGCGGGCGCACGTACACGTCGACGATGGTGCAGAACAGCCAGACGCGGATCGCGATCAACGTCGTCGCGAGCGCGATCGACACGCTTTCGTCGAAGATCGCGAAGTCGCGCCCGCGCCCGAGCTGCCAGACGGCCGGCGGGTCCTGGTCGATGCAGCAGAAGGCCCAGCGGCTCAACTCGTTCCTTGAAGGCGTCTTCTACGAGGCGAAGATCTACACCGTCGCCGCGATGCAGTTCATCTGCGCGCTCGTCTTCGGGACCCGCGCGCTGAAGATCTTCCTGACCGACGAGAACCGCATCGAGATCGAGAACGTCTTCATCGACGACCTCTTCGTCGAGGACGTCGACGGTCGCAACGGCAAGCCCCGGCAGCTCTTCCAGCGGCACCTGATCTCGAAGGACGTCCTGATCGAGCAGTTCGGCGAGACGAAGGAGATCATCGAGGCGATCGAAGGCGCGACCGCGCCCGAAGACGCTTCGACCGAGGTCGGCTTCGACGACAAGATCGAGGTCTGGGAGGGCTGGCACCTCAAATCGGGCTCGAAGGCGAAGGACGGCAAGCACGTCATCGCGATCAAGGGCTGCGAGCTGCTGAGCGAGGACTGGGATCACCCGTTCTTCCCGTTCGCGTTCATGCGCTTCTCGAAGCGGATGCTCGGCTTCTGGGGCAAGGGCGTCGCCGAGGCCCTGACGGGCATCCAGGTGTCGATCAACCGCACGGTGAAGTCGATCGACGAGCAAATTCGCCGCAAGGGCAAGGGTCGCATCTTCGTGCAGAAGGGCTCGAAGGTGCTCCCGTCGCACCTGACGAACGGCATCGCCGACATCGTCGAGTACCTCGGGCTCCCTCCGCAGATCGACTCCTCGAACGCCGTCGCGACCGAGGAATTCATGTACCTGAAAGACCTGATTCAGCAGGCCTTCCAGGAAGTCGGTGTTTCGCAGCTCTCGGCCTCGATGAAGAAGCCGAGCGGCCTCGACGCGCAGGTCGCGATCCGCGAATTCACCGACATCGAGTCGGAGCGCTTCGCGCTGCTCTCGCAGGACTGGGACCAGAACTTTCTCAACGTCGCGGAGATCGCGATCGCGCTCGTCCAGAAGGATATGGGCTCGGGCTACAAGGTCCGCCTCCCGAACAAGCGCTTCATCGTCGACATCGACTGGAAGGACATCGACATGAAGCGGGACGACTTCATCCTGCAGATGTTCCCGGTCAGCTCGCTGCCGGCGCACCCCGGCGCGCGCTACCAGAAGGTGAAGGAGATGTACCAGGACGGGGTCATTGACCTCGCGACGTTCAAGAAGCTGATGGACTTCCCCGATATCAAGGCGGAGTCCGACCTCGGCAACGCGGCGATGGACGACGTCGCCTGCGTCATCGGCTACATCCTCGACGAGGCGAAGCCGCGCTACGAGCCGCCCGACAAGTACCAGAACCTCGACCTGCTGATGTCGATGGCGCTCGCGTCGCTCCTCTACGCCAAGCACCACGGCGCCGAGGAAGAACGGCTCGAGATGCTGCGGCGGCTGATCGACGAGGCAAGCGCGATGCAGCTGGCTGCGCAGGCCGCGGCGGCCGCTCCCGCCCCCGGTGCAGCGCCGGCCGCGCCCGGCGCCCCCGCGCCCGCGGGCGGCCCCATGGGCGACATGACCCAGAACGTGAACATGCCCGTACAACCCGCTGTCCCGCCGCTGATCGCGGCGTAGCCCCAAGGAGCCGCACCGAATGCCGATCGCAACGAAGACCACGACCCCCGCCCCGCCGACCAACACCGCCGCCATCGAAAGCGCCGCGGAGACGGCGAAGGCTGCTGCGCTGAAGATGCTCGAAACGAGCGTCATCGACGACAGCACCGCGCCCATCGAGGAAGGCGACAAAGAGCCGCCGAAGAAGGACGCGCCCGTCGAGGAAGATCCCGACGCGCAGGTCGACGACGAGCCGAAGGAAGAGAAGAAGCCCGACGACGAGCCGAAGGAGGAAGAGAAGCCCAAGGAGGAGAAGAAGGGGCTTCCCGATCCGCTGAAGAACAGCTTCGAGAAGCTCGCGCGCGAGAAGAAAGAGCTGCGCGCGCGCGAGGAGAAGCTCAAGGCGGCCGAGGGCCGGATGTCGAAGCTCGAGACGGTCGAGCGCCTCGCCGCGGCCAACGACGGCCTGGGCGTGCTCGCGGCGCTGGGCGTGAAGTACAGAGGCTGCGTGAAGCAGCACCTCGAGAAGGGCGCGGCGCCGGACGACGAGGACGATGCGACGCCTCCGCCGGCCGACGGCCTCGAAGAGATCCGGGCCGAGCTGCAGCAGCTCCGCGAGGAGTCCCGCCAGCGGAAGCTGAAGGAGGGCGATCAGGTGCTCCGCGGCGCGGTGAACGACTTCGTCAAGACCGCGGCGGAGAAGTTCCCGAACATCGCGGGCGATCCCGACCTCGCGAAGGACGTCGTCGAGGAGATGATCCGCTTCACGAAGGAGACGGGCGCCCCTCCGGGCGACACGCTCGAGGAGAGCATCCAGATGGCGGCCGAGGCCGTCGAGGAGCGGGAAGAAAAGGCGCTGCAGAAGCGTCTGAAGCGGAGGGGCTTGACAGCTGCCCGCGCTGCGGGGGATGCTGGCCCCGCTGGTACGAAGAGCGCTGTTGAGCCGACCGCGAGCGAAGTGGTCAAGAAGTCGAAAACCCTTTCCACCTCGCACGCCACCGCACCCCGCGGTGTCGGCTCCACCTCCGTCGACCCTGAGGATCTTCGCCGCCAAGCGGTCGAGATGCTCAAGAACCTCGACGAATAACCACAGGTCGCTCCCACGGGAGGGCCTGAAAAGGCTCTTCCATCATGGGCGTCACGACCACCAACACCGCCGCAATCCTCAAGACCCTCTGGCCGCAGGAGCGGGTCGACAACCTCGTGTACAAGGATCACCCGCTGTACGCGATGATCCCGAAGCGCGAGGACTTCTACGGGGCCAACCTCGTCCTCGCGTTCCGCTACGCGGACTCGCAGGGTCGGTCGGCCTCGTTCGCGAAGGCCCAGGCCAACGTCGGTAACTTCGCCTCGGCGAAGGTGACGCTGACCCGCGTCAAGGACTACCAGATCTGCCAGCTGGACTCCGAGGCGATCGAGGCGTCGGAGAACGACAAGGGCGCGCTGATCGCGGCGCTGGACACCGAACTGGAGTCGGGCTTCAGCAACATCTCCCGCTCGCTCGCGACCGCGCTGTACGGCACGGGCTCGGGCTCGATCGGCCGCGTCGGCTCGTTCACCACGACCGTCATCACGCTGAAGAACATCGACGACGTCGCGAAGTTCGAGGTCGGGATGAAGCTGACCGCCTCGGCGACGGACACGGGCGCGACCCGGAACAGCTCGGCGGCGACCACGATCACGGGCGTCGATCGTGACCTCGGCACGCTGACGTGCGACACGACCCTGATCGCCGCGCTGGCGAACGACGACTACCTGCAGGTCGAAGGCGACGCGCAGAACGGCGGCACCGCGCTGAAGGTGACGGGCCTGCCCGGCTGGATTCCGCGCACCGCGCCGACCTCCACCGCGTTCTTCGGCCTCGACCGCACCCCCGACGTGACCCGCCTGGGCGGCATGCGGATCGACTGCTCGGGCCTGAACCCCGAAGAGGCGGCGGTCACCATCCTCTCGAAGCAGGCGCGCGAGGGCGGGCGGCCGACGCACATGTTCACCAACCACAAGGACTTCCGCGGCGTCGAGATCAGCATCGGCTCGAAGGTCGAGTACGAGATGGCCTCGGTCGGGAACATCGGCTTCACCGGGATCAAGATCATCGGGCCGAAGGGCGTCGCCACGATGTACGCGGACCAGGACTGCGACTCGGGCCTCTGCTACAGCCTCCAGATGGACACCTGGAAGCTGTTCTCGCTGAAGAAGGCGCCCCGCATCTTCGACCGCGACGGCAACAAGCTCTCCCGCGTGTACAACGCGGACTCGTGGGAGGCCCGCATCGGGTACTTCGCGCAGCTGGGCTGCACCGCGCCCGGCTACAACGCGAACGTCGTGATGCCGGCGTAGTTGCTGCTTCGGCGGCTCAGGCTCTCCTGCCTGAGCCTCCGGTTGAAGCAACTACGCGGTGCATTTCGCTCCCGCGCAACACCCCCTGAGGTTCCATGGCTGCTCGCGATTTTGTTCCTGTCAAGTCTCTGATGCGTGAGATGGTGCTGATCATGGGCTCGTTCGCTCCGAACGGCTCGTCGGCGCTGGACGCCACGCAGCGCAAAGGTCTGGGTTTCACCGTCTCGCGTACGAGCGCGGGCCTCTTCAAGGTCCAGCTGAACGACAAGTACAGCGACATCGTCAGCGCGGTCGCGACGTACCAGGGCCCCGCGGCGATCGACCTCGTCGCGCAGATCGTCCTGATCGTGGCCTCCAACTCCACGACCGCCGCGTCGGTCGAAATTCGCCTGCTCGCCGCGGCGGTCGCGACCGATGCCGCGGCGAACGCCAACAGCCGCGTCAACTTCGTCATCGCGGTTCGCAACAGCGCCGCGAAGCCCACCTACGGGTAAGGATCATCCATGGCCGCTGTGACGCTGACCCAGCTCCGCGCTCGCGCGCGCGAGCTGGCAGACATGGTGAACAGCCAGTTCATCACCGACACGGCCGATTCGCTCGACCAGTGGATCAACGAGGGCGCGCAGAAGCTCCACGACCTCTACGTCCAGGCGTACGGCGAGGACTACGTCGAGAAGTCGGCGACGCTGACCACGGTCGCCGGCCAGACCGACTACACGCTGCCGGCGGACTTCTACAAGCTCCTGGGCATCGAGCTTCCGATCGCCGGCAAGATGCGCACGCTGGTGCCCTTCAAGCGCTCCGAACGCAACGGCCTCACCACCGAGGTCAGCCTCTACTCGAGCCTCTCGCTCCCCCGCTACAAGCTCAGCAAGGGGGTCGTGCGCCTGCTGCCGGCGCCGGGCTCCGTCCTGGTCGGGAAGATCTGGTACTCGCCGCTGCTGCAGGTGACGAAGGCGGACACGTCCGTGATCAACCTGCTCGTCGACCCCGGCGACTCGATCAACTTCGAGAACGGCGCCGAGCGGTACGTGATCATGTACGCGGCGCGGAAGGCGAAGTTGAAGCAGGAAGACGACGTGCGCGACATCACCGCCGACCTCGAGGCCGAGGAGCAGAAGCTCCAGGTGCTCATCGAGGAGCGCAACGCCGCCGACCCGAAGTCGGCCGTGGATGTGGAGGCCGTCGATCTCGATCCGTGGGAGGCGACCTGATGCCTGCCGACAAGTTCCAGAAGATCACGAGCGGCGACGAGGCGCTCGACCGCGTTCAGGGCAACATCGCGACCGCGTTCGACCCGGTGCTCCAGCACCAGCTGCTCCGCGGGCAGCGCGTCGACGTCGCGATGGACGCGAATCAGGTCGTCGTGCCCCACGGCCTCGGGCGCGAGCCCCTGGGCTGGATCGTGATGACCCCCAGCGCCTCGATCGCGGGGCTCTACGAGGATCGCACTCTGACCCCGGATCGGACTAAGGTGCTCGTGTTGCGCGACGCCGGGTTCACGGTGCCGCTGACCTTCTCCCTCTGGGTGTTCTGATGGCTCTCGTCAAGCAGCTGTTCGATATCAAGTTCACCCAGGGCGCGGAGACGGGCCGCGACCCGAAGACGGTCATCCCGAGCAAGTTCCAGCGGCTCGAGAACCTGGAGTGGGACCGCCTCGACACCGTGCGCCAGCGGCCCGGCTACACGAAGCAGACGATCACCGCGCTCTCGCCCGCGCCGACGGTCACGAACATCCGCCGGCTGCACGCGCTCGGCGAGGAGGTGCTGCTCGAGGCCGACACCGGGCTGCACGCCTTCCTGCAGAACCGCACCGTCGCGCGCAACGGCGTGACCGGGGTCAGCTCCTCCGAGCGCACCTTCGAGCGCGCCCAGGTCGACTACAAGGACATCGCCGAGTCGCAGCAGGACATGCGTGAGGTCGACGCTGCCGTCGCCGATCCCTCCCGACTCGAGTGCTGGGTGTGGGTCGAGCCGAAGGTGAATTCGACCGACCAGAGCGTCTACTACCGCGTGATCGACAGCGTCACTCGAGGCATCGTGCAGAGCGGCGCGGTTCACGGCGGCTTCGGCGGCGGCGACATTGCGCGGCGCCCGCGCGTCGTCGTGCGCAACAACGCCGGCATCTCGACGTTCTACATCTACTACATGCTCACGTCGGGCGGCGTCACGCGGCTCAAGATGAAGTCGCTCACGATCGCCTCCGGCGCGAAAGTTCCCGGCGCGCTGAGCGCGGCCTCCGACGCCACGGGCGTCAACGTTCACGCGGATGCGATTTTCGACGCTTGGTACGACTCGCCGAACGACGTCGTCGCCCTGGCGTGGAAGCGGACGACGACGTTCCCGCAGGTGCAGACCAACCTTGGATCCGACGGCATCACGCTGGTTTTCGCCGCTGCGATCCCCGCGGTCGCGCTCAACTCCGTTTCGGTGTGCGTGATCAACGGCACGTATGCCCTGATGGTCGGGCACTCGGGCGGCGCGCTCTACACCTACGCGATGCGACTCTCTTCGGGCGCGGCGGTCGGCACCACGGTCGTCACCGCGGCGATCACCCCGGTGCGCGTCGCGATCATGCAGAGCCCCTTCACCGCGGGCGACGCGCTGATCTTCTACGACTACAACCCGTACGCGGGTGGCTCGACGTTTCCGAACGACATCGGCTTCGTGCGCTGCGACGCGAACGGCACGAACCCGTCGGGCGAGAGCGTCTTCGCGAAGGGCGTCGCGCTCGCAGCGCGCCCGGTCGCCTACTACGGCACCGTCGGCGGCGCGGTCGACATCGCGGTCGCAGGCGCGCTGCTGTCCGACCTGCAGCCGACCGTGTTCGTGTTCAAGTTCGGCGGGTCGAACTTCCAGTCCGGCTTCACCGCGACCAACCAGTACACGAGTCCGCGCGTCCTGGCGCGGCTCTTCCCCGGCGAGTGCGGGCACCTCAAATCGCAGATGACGGCAGCGCTCCGCATGCCCACCTGTCTGGCGGTCGCATGACGCAGCCCCTTCAGAGCACCCCGTACGTCCCGCCTCCGACGCTCTACCCCGTCGGGATTCAACTTCCGTTCCTGAAGCTCGGGAAGTCGCGCTTCGAGAACGGCGTCGACGTCACCCCCTCGCGGCTCGCGCTCGCGACGCTGACGACGGGCGTCCCGCTGCCCTCGGTGGAGGCGCAGCGCGGGCTGATTTTCGCAGGCGCGTGTCCCCACGCCTACGACGGCGTGCGCGTTCACGAAGCCGGGTTCCAGCTCTACCCGGAGAACGTCGGCGCCACGGGCATCACGACCGGCTCGGGCGCGCTGACGCTCACGAACACGTACGGGATCGTCTTCACCTACGAGTGGGAGGACGCGAAGGGCGTGCTCTGGCGCTCGGCCCCCTCCGTGCCGAAGAGCGCGACGCTGGCCGGCGCGAACAACGCGCTCTCGTGCACCGTTCCGCACCTGCGGCTCACGGACAAGCAGGGCGACTACACGCTGAGCGACGAGCGCCGCGGCGCCGTGCGCATCGTCGGCTGGCGTACCGCTGGCAACGGCACGACCTACTACCGGGACAACTCGACGGTCGCGTCGGAATTCGAGAACAACCCCGGCGCGCTCGCGGATGCGATCTGGATCAGCGAGACGTCCGACGCGGTGCTGATCAAGAACGAGATCCTCCCGACGACGGGCGGAGGGCTCGAGAACGAAGCGTGGCCGAGCAGCACGATCGTGTGCATGCATCAGCGGCGCATTTTCGGAGTCGCGCAGGAAGAGACGAGCTTCATCTGGTACACGGACGAGATTGACGAGCGCTTCCTCGCGCCCGCGACGAACGAGGTGTACCGGATCCCCGTTCCGCCCGAGGGCGGGTCGATCGTCGGCCTCGCGTCGATGGACGGGAAGCTGATCATCTTCTGCCAGCGGCAGATCTACTTCATCTACGGGGAAGGCCCGAACCGTCTCGGCCAGCAGAACGGCTACTCGCTGCCCGAGAGCTGCTCGAAGACGATGGGCATGATGGGCGGCGCACACGAGTCGATCGCGGTGACTGCTGAGGGTGCGTGGTTCCTCTCGAGCACGAACGGGCTGCGGCTTCTCACCCGAGGGCTGCAGATCGCGGCAGATCAGGAGCGCTTCATCGGTGCCGAGGCCGACGGCTGGTTCGACGACGCGTACAAGAACGTGCGTGCGCACAGCGTGCCGACGAAGAATCAGGTGCGCTGGTATCTGTCGACCTCGAACGTCGTCATCAGCTGGAACTACCAGCGCCGGCAGTGGTCGAAGTTCACCACGCACACGTCGACCGGCGGCTCCGTGCTCGCGCGCGGCACGTTCTTCCACTCCGACGGGACGAACCTCTACCAGAGCGACACGACCCCCGGCACCTCCGACGGCACGACGTTCAGCGGTTCGTCGACGGCCGGCGCTCCGACGATGGTGATCGAGACGGCGAACATCGGCTTCGGTGGCATCCAGGCGTTCCAGCGCGTCTACTCGATGATGCTCCTGGCGCAGGCTGTTGCCTCTACGGCGAACGTGACGATCGAGGTCGCATACGACTACTCGGACACCTTCACCGAGACGGCGAACTACGTCGTCACCGCGCCCGCGAACCCCCAGCAGCTCGAGCACAAGCTCGGTCGGCAGACCTGCGAGGCCGTACGCTTTCGGATCAGCTGGATCCTCGGCGCGAACCCCCTGCCCGGTGCGAACGCGGTCGAGACGCTGCGGTTGACCGGGATGACCCTTTCTGTTGGACTCAAGAAGGGCCAGTTCAAGCTGCCGTCAGCGAACCGCGCCTAAGGAGACTCGCATGCCGAACCCGTGGAATGACCCGAACAACCAGCAGTACGCCCGCGGCGGGTACACGTTCGTCAACGGCGAGTGGGTCCGCAACGACGACGTCGCGCGCAACGCCTCCGGCTCGCAGTACGACTCGAACCACAACGCCGCGAACGCTCCCGGTCTGAACCCCGGTGAGGAAGTCGCGCGCGACATGGACCGCGCCGGCAAGTCGGCCGACCAGTTCGCCGGGCAGGCGAACCAGTGGTGGAACCAGAACCGCGACGAATTCATGGGGGCCTACAACCCCAACCAGCCGCAGGTGAACATGAACGCCGGCAACCTGCAGAGCGGCGTGAACGGCACCGCGCAGGCCGGCGTCGCGCAGGCCGCGGGCCCCAACGGGGCGATGCAGGGGCAGAGCCGCGACATGCAGCTCGCGCTGATGCAGCGGCTCCAGGATCAGGCCCAGGGCAAGGGGCCGAGCCTCGCCCAGATGCAGCTGCAGAAGGGCACCGACGCGAACATCTCGAACGCGATGGCGCTCGGCCAGTCGCAGCGCGGCGCCGGGCAGGCCGGCATGCTGAAGGGCATCGCGACCCAGCAGGCGAACATCGGGCAGGGGATGGCGAACGACGCGGCGATGCTGCGCCTGCAGGAGCAGATGCAGGCCAACTCGATGCTGGGCCAGGGGCTCCAGGGCATGCGCGGGCAGGATCTCTCGTATGCCGGGATGGAGCAGCAGGGCTCGCAGTTCAACGCCGCCCAGCAGAACCAGGGCGCGCAGTTCAACGCCGGGCAGACCAACGCGCAGAACGTCGCGCGCCAGCAGGCCGCGATGGAAGCTGAGCGGCTGAAGCAGGAGACGCAACTCGCCTACGAAAGACTGCGCGCGCAGGCCGCGAAGGATCGCTCGCTGATGGGCGTGGTGGGCGGAGCTGCGGGCGCGATCGGGAGCATGTAACCGATGGCCAAGAACAAGAAGAACCTCGCGGAGCAGAAGCCGAGCGATGCCGAGTCGTACATGATGGTCGACATGGGCGGGAAGCAGCGCCGGGTCGATCGCCTCGACATGTCCGACGAGGAATGGAACACGACGAAGCAGACCGCGATCGACAAGGGCATCTTCAAGTTCGCCCACGACCGCGAAGCCGTCCAGACGAAGACGGAGCCGATGCAGGGCGAGTCGCAGGACCTTCTCGCGGAGAAGAAGGCCTCGACCCCCGCGGCGGAGCTGCCGAAGCGGGAGCCGTCGGAGAGCTTCCAGCCCGAGAAGCCGTCGAAGCCGATGGAGGAGAAGCTGAAGGAGCCGATCCAGATCAAGGTCGGCGACAGCACCTACACGGTCCCCGCCGACGAGGCGTCGAAGCTCGACCTGAAGAAGCTCACGGAGCAGAACAAGTCCGCGGGCGAGGGCACGGGCACGCTCGGCGGCAAGCTGCGCAGCGTCGCCGCGAAGCTGTTCGAAGGCGCGACGCCGTCCGATCAGGCGCAGAAGGATCGCGAGCTGGTCGACTCGATCCAGCTGCCCCCGAGCCCGAAGACGTCGGGGACGTCGAAGATGCGCTCGATGATGTCGTCCGAGATGGCCGGCGCCGAACGGCGTCGCGCGGGCGCCAGCGCCGAATTCGCCAACGACGCGGTTCAGCCCGTGCCGGTCGCCGAGCCGCTTCCGAACCGCGGCCCCAGCGATCCGACCTACGTCCCGCCCGAGGCGAAGGGCTTCCTGGACACCGTCAAGGATGGCGTCTCGAGCGTCCTCGCGCCGAGCCCCGCGGGCGACGCGCTGCTGACCGGCCAGCCCCCCGCCGCGACTCCGCCCGCGGCGGCCGCGTCGTCGTACCCGGAGATGAACCGCGTCACGGCCGAGCAGAACATGCTCGTCGACCCGCCTCCGACCGCGCACGCCGGCAACGCGCAGAGCCCCACGGGCGCGTCGATGACGAAGGCCGCGCCCGCGCCGACGGGCTCGACGACCGCGAAGGTGTCGATGGCGTCGAAGGGCATCCCCGATCCCGCCATGCCCCCGCTGATGGACCGCCGCGCCGAGCTGAGCGCCGCGTCGGACGCGCACAACGCCGCGGCGATGGCAAAGGCGCAGTCCGATGCCGAAGGGCTGCGCGCGGAGGCCGATGTGATGCGGAAGGGCCTGCGCGAGGCCACCGACATGGAGCTGGAGCGCCGGCTGGCCGACAAGGTCGCGCAGGACCACGTTCGCGAGGCGCAGGCCGCCTACACGAAGACGGTCGAGGCGATGAAGGCCCCGGAGAAGCTCGACCCCGATCGCTGGTGGAACAGCCGGAACACGGCGCAGAAGATCTTCGCCGTCATGTCGGCCGGGCTCACCCGCGGCGCGACGCTCGGCATGTTCCAGGACGCGATCAGCCGGGACATCCAGGCCCAGCAGCACGACATCTCGAACGCGCGCATCGCCAACCAGCAGAAGGCGGAAGGCCAGCACAACGTCTACCAGATGGCTCGGCAGAACGGCCTTGACGAGCGCGCGGCGTACCTGACCGCCGAGGCGAACGCCTGGGACAACGTCGAGCGCGCCTCGAAGCTCGCGTCGATGTCGGCGAAGGCGCCCTCGGTGATCGCGGCGGCGCAGGAGCAGGCCGCGCTCGCGAACCAGCAGAAGATCGAGAAGCTCGCCGCACTCGACGGGCACCTCGAGACGCAGGCGATCGAGCGGAAGAAGCTCTTCCTCGAGAACCGCAAGCTCGACATCCTCGCGATGAAGAAGGCGGGCAGCGGGAAGGCGAAGGCCGGCAAGCAGCTGCCGGCGCACCAGACCGAGGCCCTCGGCGACCTCGAAGCGTCGCTGGCGCAGACGAAGAAGCTGGCGGAGGAATTCGGGCATCCCAACCTGTTTCAGTCGCTCTGGGACAAGGCGCGCGGTGCCGTCGACGCCACCGGCCCGCAGGCTCGCTTCAACAAGCGCGTCAAGGCCCTGATCCAGAACATCGGCCCCGGCATGGGCTCCGGCGTGCTGAACGCCTCCGACCTCAAGCGCTGGGACGAGCTGGCCGCGAAGGCGGGCACCGTCGCGGGCGACGAGTCCTGGAAGGCGCTCGTCGACGAGATCGAGGCGAAACTCAACTCCCGCAAGAAGTCGTTCGCGCGCGCGGGCTTCAACATGACCGGCTACGACACCGGGACGCCGGAAGAGTCCTCGGGGATGTCCGACGAAGACGCCTACGGCATGCTCACGGGTGAGGCGCTCTGATGGCGCCCCGGAAGCTGGTGCGGCCCGACGGCAAGGTCGTCGAGGTCGCCGACGACAAGCTGCAGCCCGCGCTCAAGGCGGGCTACCGCTACACGACCGTCGCCGAGGACGAGAAGCTGGCCGACGCCGCCTCGCCGGGCATGGCCGGCGCCGCCGGCTTCCTGCGCGGGGTGACGGTCGGGCTCTCCGATCCCCTTCTCGTCGGCGCGGGCAAGCTCCTGGATCAGGCCTCGGGTACGTCCCCCGTCCGCTCGGTCCAGAACCAGCTGCAGGGCCTCCGCGAGGCGAACCCCGCCGCGTCGATCACCGGAGACGTCGCCGGCAACGTCGCGGGCCTCGTCGCCGGCCCGGTGAAGGCCGTCGCAGGCGCGGGCGCTGCGGCTCGCACCGTCGCTCCGGGCGTGCGCGGCGCGCTCGCTGCCGGCGCCACCGAAGGCACGCTCTATGGCCTGGGCACGATGATCAGCGAGGCCAGCCTCGGCGATCCCTCGACCAACGCGGAGAAGCTCGCCGCCGTCTCCGGTGCCGGCCTGTTCGGCGCGGGGCTGAACGCGGCGACGCACGGCGGCGGGAAGCTGGTCGGCAGCGCCCTGGCGAAGACGTTCGGCGGGAAGACGATGCAAGGCATGCTCGACGAGGTCGCGAACGCCGGCCTGCGCGCGCAGCTGGGCTCGAAGAAGGTGATGAACGCCCGCGGGCTGCACGGCGACGAAGCCGACAAGGTGTTCGAGTACGCCCGGAAGAACGGCCTCGTCACCGCGGGTGACACCGTCGACACGTTCCTCGAGCGCGTCACGAAGCACCGCGAGGAGATCGGCGCGCAGACCGGCGACGTGCTCCGCAAGGCCAGCGAGCGCACCGTGCGCGGGCTCGACGGCGCGGACGTGCAGCAGCCGTTCATCCCCGACTCGACCTGGACGACGAAGTTCGCCGACCGCATGCGCAAGGAGCTGCTGCCGGAGCTGCAGCGCACGCCCGGCGGGAAGGGCGTGACGTCGCGCATCGAGAACGAGCTGGAGACGCTGCAGAAGGGCGACTGGACGATGGCCGACGCCTGGAAGTTCCAGAGCGAGCTGAAGAAGTCGATCGGCTACGGCGAGGAGTCGGGAGTCCTCAAGGAAGGACTTGGCAAGTTTCGTTCGGCCCTACGCGACGAGATCAAGACCCAGGCGAACACGGTCAGCCCGCACTTCGGCGTGCAGCTCGACGACCTGTCGAACAAGTACCGCACCGCGAAGTCGCTCGAGGAGCTGGCGCTCGAGCAGTCGAAGCGGCAGGAGGCGAACGGGCTGCTGGGCGCGAAGGACATGCTCACGGCCGCGGTCTTCGGCGGCCCCGGCGGCATCGCGGCGGCGGTCGGGTCGAAGATGGCGCGCGAGCGCGGCGGCTTCCTCGTGTCCGCGATCGCCGACAAGCTCGCCGACAGCAAGGCCCTGCAGCGCATCGGCGACGCGCTGAAGAACAACATCGAGTCGCTCAACGCCTCCGGCATGCTCGGCGCGTACCGCCCGGTCCTGATGACGGCCGCGGCGCGCGGGACGGCGGCGCTGCTGGCGACGCACGTGCAGCTGGCGCAGAGCGATCCGAAGTACCTCCCGACGATGGGGATGATGCCGGAGGAGGGAGACGCGGCGAACCAGTACGCGGACAAGGCCGTGCGCCTCGACGCGCTCGGGAAGACGCTCGAGCAGCACGACTACGAGATCGAGAACAGCGTCGGCCGGTTCCTGAAGCAGAAGCCCGGCGCGTACGCGAACCCGACGCCGTCGAAGCCGTCGATGGAGGACTTCCAGAAGCGGCTGACCCGCATCACCGTCGCGCTGCAGAACCCGGAAACGGTCGACGTCTCGGGCCTCGCCTCGACCGCGCCGGCAACCGCGATGAGCCTCAGCATCCAGGCGCAGAACGCCGCGGGCTTCCTGCTCAGCAAGGCGCCGAAGAACCCGAACGCCGGCCTGCCCGCGTTCCATCAGCCGTGGGTCGTCTCGCAGAGCGACCTCTCGAAGTTCTACCGCTACGTCGACGCTGCCGAGCGCCCGACGGATGTGCTTCGCCGGCTGGCCAAGGATGGCTCGGTGACGCAGGAAGAGGTGGAAACTCTCCGCACGCTCTACCCGCGGCTCATCGAGGACTACAAGACGAAGATGATGAACCGGCTGCTCGAGTACAAGCAGCCGCTCACCTACAACCAGCGCCGGGCGCTGGGTTCCCTCTTCGGGCCGGGGTTCATCGACTCCGACCCGCGGCAGACGGCTTTGCTCCAGACGCTTCACGCTGCTAGCATGGCCGAGAAGCAAAACCCCCCTCAGCGCGACGGTCGCCAGACGCAGTCGCAGGAAGACAACCTGCAGACGCAGGCTCAAAGGACGGAAGCACGATGAAAACCCCCACGAAGTTCTTCGGTGCCCTCGTCGTCGTGCTGCTCGCGCTGGTCGCGCTCAACGCGCATGCGGAGGGCGAGGTCGTCTGCATCGTCACCGCGAACACGAGCGCTGCGACCACGACCGGGACGCCTTCGGCGCTCGGCGACGGCGGAACGCCCTGCCCCTGGTCTGCGGGCGCCGTCGTTCCGATGC